AAGTCAAGCAAAGCGTTTGCTTCCTTATCGACGGCCATACCGAACTCAATCTGCATCTCAGACTTAAGCCAATCACTATGAATCCCCTTGATGATGTATTGACCAAAGATGGCGGGAATCTTTACCCTTTCCCACCTGTCTCCAGTGGTCGGATTATTGAGATTTCCCAGGTTGGGAACAGTATTCGTCTCAACAATGTTCTTCCAGAAGTTGCCTTTTTTGGAGCCAGCAGCAGCACCACTGTTGGGTGCAAAATACTTAAGACTTTGATATGCCCAATATGCGACCTGTCCGGGGTAATACGTCTGTTCGGCCCAAAGTTCACCAATGAGTTCTGGGCAGTTAATTCTGTATGTCAAATAGACTTCAGAATAGTTGGCATTGTCAATGATAAGTCGTCTGGAGGTCGTATAGACATCGCCAGCCACAAGGACATCCTGCTCGTCGCCAGAGAAGCCGATTTCCTTGACCCTGCCAGTCGTTCTGGGGTCTTCTGCGGTCACTTGGAACACATCGCCAACATCGACCTTGAAAGTGCCCTGTGAGTTAACTACGACCCCATTAGAGGGTATATTTACGGAGTAGATAGTTCCGTTCTTGGTAACGGGAAACAGTGTGGTTCGAACTAGGTCCGGCCAAACGTCATACTCCCAAGCGAACTTGAGTCGGAAGTTGGCGAAGTCTCTAATCTGTCTGAAAGATTGGGCTGTCAGATTCTCTCTGTCAAGGCCGGTAATCTGCAGTGATTGAGCGAGGATAGTCTCGAAGTCAATGGTTCTCATTTAATAAGTGTTCCAGAGGAGTCAAAGATGCCGGAGGCACCATTGACCATTGTTCTTTTCATTCTATTACGGACGGCTACCTCTGGGTTGTCCCTAATGAACTCGTTGACAAATTGTTTGTCTTCCCAGCATTCATAGCCGAGTCGATGTCCCCAGTAGTGAAAAGCACTCACCGGGATTCTTGCCTTTAGTTGGCCTACGCCCTCAATGGCTTTTGCAGCGTTTGAGTGACCATAGATTGCAGTCTGTTTAGCGTCAGACTTCGCCTTGATTTCTTGTTGATTCCAACCGAAACGAAGTTCCCTCTCAACCTCTTTGCGGAGATTGGAGGGAATCACGTCAGCCAGACTTTGAATAAAGTCCGACACCTCGCTTACGAGAGGTCCAACTTACCGAAGGCAAGCGGGTTGTGGACAACGAGGCCAGCGACGGCTTCGATGAGGCGAGCAGGGCCACCACCGTTATCGGGGAGGTTGGTCACTTCGGCAACATTGCCACCGTAGCGAACTTCCACCATGTCAAACGGAATGATGTAACCGACCTTATGGTTCTTGAGGAACAGGGACGGATGCAGTCTCAGACCACCGAAATCGCCTTCGAAGAGGTCAATCGAGGAGGTGTAAGACGAATCAGCAGCGTTACGATTGAACGTTCTGTTCGACTCCAGCGGGTTAGTAGCACCAGATTCCTTCGTGGTATAGACGAGGTTCGTGAACGCTCTCTTCAGCAGGGGGCCACCGAGGAGGTCGTAGGTTCTGAACTGACCAGTCTGCTTATAGATGGACGTAAGGACGTTCTGAATCTGAGTCTCGGAGAGGTCAGCAAGAGCACCTTCGGCAATCGAAGAGTTGGTAGCGTCAACAGCGTCATAGGGAACGCAGAACTCGTCCGGAACGATTGTGGCATTCTCGTTCGTGTCCTTATCAGCAGCCTTGACAATCCACTTATCCAGACCACGGGTCTTGTAAGGGACAACAGAGCCACCGACAGTCTTTTCGGCCTGAGAAACGTTATCGGAGCAGAACGTCTTTTCCATGTCACGCTTCAGCATCGTAATAGCCTTGGCGACATTGTTGGCGAGTTCATCCTTCACACCAGCGATGTTCGTGACAGAAGACTGGGTGAGTTTGGAAACTCGGGTCTGTCTGCGGAAAATCTGGATGAAAGCGGCGAGTTCGTTACGATACTGCTTGGTGTCAGTCTTGACGAAGTTCTCGAAGTCAGCGTTGGTCACGTCCGTGCCATCGACAACACCATCTGTCTTCGGTTCGGGGAGAGAGTCAACCTGCCAGCGGAACAGGGTTTGTTGGGGCTGGGAACCCTTCTTCGCCATAGAGGTAAAGGGGGTGTCCTTCGCATCAACGAGGGAGATAAGGTTAGCAATTTCTTCACGGCGACCAAGTTTGTTGGCGGCGGAAAGACTGCGTTCTGTGAGCATAGCCATAGTAGTGGATATTTAGGGGTTAGGGGGGGTTAGAGGTATTTTGATACCACTCTCTTCAGGTCTTCACGGCTTCCAGTTTTTGCAAATCTGGATTCAACACTTCTTGCAGAGGCATCATTTCTGCTTGATTGTGTTTGTGTAGAGGTAGGCTTAACCGAAAGTTGCGGGGACTGCTTGATAGCAACACCCTTCTTTCCGATTTGACTGGTTCTGGCTGTATAGCCACGAACGTAGTCGCCAATGAACAATTCGAAATCCGGGAAACGCTTAAACTGGGGGAACGTCTTCAGAACCTGCTGGGCTAACTTGTATTCGCTCGATTCCTTGTTTTTAAGCCAAGGATACGATTCGACTGCAACAGGCTTCCATTGTTCTCTTGCCTTGACAAACTCCAATTGCTTGGGGAGGTGAACCTCCATCGCTTGCATGGCATTGAGTTTCATATTTCTGACTTGTTCAGAGTCAAAGTATGTTTCTCCAATCTGGAAACCCTCTGGGTTCGCTTCGCACTTATATCTGATTTGTCTCGCCTGTTCATACTCGCCCTTGATAGCATCGTGTGTAGTGAGGTCCGCAAAGGGGCTATCAGCCGTAGGCTGCACCGCTTCACTAGTCTTCTCAAACTCGCTAATCTTGGTCTTGTATTCCTCGACTTCTTGCTTCATCGCTTCAACTTGCTCTTCAGCAGTCTTACGCAACGCAGTAAGTTTGTCGATACGCTTCTGAACACCGGTCTGTTCTTGTTCATTATCATCCGTCTCTACTTGTGAAAGAACATCTTCGCCATCCTCTGCCGTGGGGGTGCTTTCGGTATCTTCAACTAGGCCGTCACCCAGTTCGTCAACTTGTTCACCCTTGTCTTCCGTTTGGACTTCTCCCTCTTGTTCAACAGGCTCGGGATTGCCTTCATCTTGTTCGTCGGAGAACAGTATGCCTCGTAATTGGCTCACAAGGGTTTCTTCAGTTTGAGTGCTTCCGATAGCACTTTCCACGGGATTTATTGCCTCTCCGTTATCGGCATTGGTTGTAGTCATCAGTCAGCGTTTAGAGTTCGCAGAAACTTAATTTGTAAGTTAATCATTGATTAACACTTGTCAAGAACCTTTTCTGTTAGACAAGCGAAGTGCTTCCTCCCTTGTCTGTTCAAGCAGGTCTTTAATATACACAAGTCCGTCAGCACGACCGGATTGGTGTGCTCGCTTTGACTCGTCGATAGATTGACTAATGGCAGTTTCGCTTTCTTGCTTAATTGCTTCATCGAGTATCCACATAACCGAGTTCCACAGTTCGCTCTCTGAAAAGAGAAGCGAGCGTTGAACCTTGTTCTTGATTTCCGTCTTCTGTTGTTCGGTCATAGATTATTGAGGCTGTTGACCCATGCCGACAGGATTGATGGCCTGTTGCATCTCTGCGGGCTCTATAAGTTCTTGCTGCTCACCGGCTTGCGCTTGTTGAGCGAACTGGTTGCCGACCGGAGAAACGCCAGTTCTGCCAATTTGAGCATTTTGTTGCTGGCTAATTGACATCTGGAGGTTCTTGGAATAATTCTGGAGAAGGGCTTGGAACACAGGGTCACCCTGCGAGGCCTGTTGAGCCTTCGGGTTCTTGGACATGATATCCTGCATCGCTTGCATCTTCTGATTCGCTTGCGGGTCATTCTCGGTGTATTGAGCCTCAAGACCTAGCATCATCATTCCAAGGTCATTCTGAACTTCCTTATATTGCTTCTGGGTAGCAGTCTTCTGGTCAACGAGAATGTCCTTGGCTGTTTCGGGGGCGATAGCCTCTGCCATAGCCTTAATCAACTTGGCTCTGTCGATTGCACCAACCGAGTCCATCGGAAGGACGAACTGGTTAAGCGTCTTCAACTTCTCGAGGACGTAATCAGTATCGTGCTCTCTAATGTCGAACTTAACCATGAAGTCGAACTGTCCGTGATTGTCGGTAAAGTTGGTATCAATCGGGATGCCGGCAATTCTCTCGATTTCCTCGGGCAGAAGATACTGCATCGAAAGAGAGAACAACTGCTTATAGACAACGCTCCAGCAAAGGAAGAAGTTGTTGACCATAAACTGCTGGGTCATTTGAGTCTGTGTCGGAACAACCTCCGGGTGGTAAAGGCCGAACTCTTGAGCAACCTTGAGTTCAATCTTCTCCATCAGTGCAAAAGCAGTAGCAGGTGTTCCGCTTGGGCCAGAAAGATACTGATACTCGTCAGGCTGTCTGACAGGGAGTAGTTGACCAGGACCGATGCGTGTCTGATTGGCAAGGCGGTTCTTGACCATCAGCGGAGGGCTGACCTCGATTGCGGTTCTGTCTCTGATGGCATCCTTTTGAGCCTTCAGTTCTTCCTGTTCGGTGTAAAGGAGTTCCGGAACGCCTCTGGACTCGACGATAGAGCGTCGGAGTCTTTCTCTTCTGAACTCAACAAAGGGATACTCGCCGTGGGCATAGTCGAGAATCTCGTGCTTGCCGTAAAGGTGTTCTTCGACTGTCGGGCAAAAGACTGTGTAATAGATAGCGGAGTTGTTATTCTTGTCCAATTGCTTGGCGTATGAATACACGACTTCTATGAGGTTATTGGCCTTTTCGATGGCATTCGGGACAGTGTTGATAAGCGGGATAATCTGCGAATCCTGCAGGTATCCAGTCTTGCCAGCGGTATTAACCGCAGCGTCCATAAAGTCTTCATCCCAGTTCTCGGACTTTCCGATGCTTCTGAACTGAACCTCGGACATAAACACTCTTCGGAAGATAACTCTGGCATCTTGAATGTCCACAGTCTCGGGCGGGAAGGAGATTTCATCAAACGGCTTGAGGGCAGCGACCACAGGCAGGTTTTTGGAAATATAGGGCTGTTGGTATTCGGACCAGCCTTGAGTGGCAAGGTTGCGACAAATCTTCTTTGCATCAGACTCTTCACACATCAGAGCCTGTTGAATAATCATTCTACCAAGGTCAGAGTCCGGGTCGGACTGGATTGACTGAATCGCTTGCATCATCATACCATCGCCCTGTTGGGCTGTCTGGAGCAGGTCTTCAATCTTGATGATTTCGTTTCTCTTGGAAATCTTTCTGTCCCAGCCGATATGGACGGCAGACCAACCAAATTGCATCGTGTATTGAACCCAGAGTTCAGCCTCTCTTGTAAGTTCGGCTCTAATCTTGTT